AGGAAGCCGAGCATGATCTGTTCACGGCCAGTCCCCCAGTTCGAGACAGCCGTGCCGTGGCCGATCATTGAAGGTGGCACGCCAAACCAACGGCACATCTCCTCGATGTTGAAGGTCCGCGTTTCCAGCATTTGCGCATCCATCGGGTTAATACTGAGCGGGACATAATTGGTGTCGCCCTCCAGCAGCATCATGCGGCCGCCCGTCTCCGCGCTGCCGAACAAGCTGTCCATCAGCTTTTCTTTCATCAAGCCGCGCTGTTCTTTGTTCAAAAAGCCCTTCATGGACAGCACCGCCGTCGGACGCATGCCGTTTGCGAACATCTTCGCGCTGGCCCTGTCGGCGGCCATCGCGGCGCCGAAACTGCGCCGGGCATAGGCAATCGGCGATAGCCCGCACAACCCATTCGTGCCGAAGCCCTTCACGTGCCACACCTCGTCGTCGGTGTACTCCTTCAGGCCGAGCGGATCGGAGTACACGTAGGTCACGCTGCCATCACGCTCACGGCGCACGCGCATCAGATCCGGCCGCAGCGGGTCCAGCGCAATAAGCTTCAATCCAGCGTATGTCTTCAAGCAATACGCATTGCCCCACAGGCAAAGCTGCGCGATGATCGCCTCCCAGAATTCAACCGCCGTCATATCCGCGTTCGGCGAATCATGGAGGATCGTGTACAGCGGATGCGCGCGCGCGACCTGCCGCGACTCGCCGTTGCGCTGGTAGACCATCAGCGGCAATGTGGAGATGGTTTCCGAGATCAACCGCACGCATGCCCACACCGTAGCCATCTGCATTGCCGTCTTGTGATTGACCACATGCCCTGAATCCGGGTCGCGGCCGCCTGCCTCGCGATAGCCCTTTGCGTCGAAGATCGAGAACGATTTCCGCGCAAAGGCCATCACCTTTTTGAATAACTTCATGTGGTCACCGGTTAGATAAGTACTCGTCAAGACTGCCCTGCTCCTCATGCGAGGTTGCCCGGGTCAGCGCCATCACGGTCGCGACAATTCCATCGATGCGCCCATTGGCGTTCGACTTCTTTTTGTCGGGGCGGAAGTTGCCATTTGAATCGAAAAGAAGCGCGGTATTTGCCGCGCACCAGCGCAAGACGGGATTGCCGCCATGCTTGAATACCAGCCCGTAGACCAGCTCCTCCAGCCGCTTGCTACCTGGATGCATGCCACCAGTGTTCTGCGGCACCTCCACCAGCGGCACGCCTTCGTCGATCAGATCGTTCGCCAGTTGTAGCGCGTTCCACCGATCAAAACCGATTTCGACCACGTCATACTCTTTGCGTGACGCTAGGATGCGCTCCCGCACCGGCTTGTAGTCGGTGACGTTGCCTTCGGTGCCAGTGATCCAGCCAGCCTCTGCCCAAGCCTTGTAGGGCGCGGCATCGTCGTGTTCCTCGAAGTCGATCTTCGCCTGGGGGCACCAGAACCAGAGCAGCACATACCACTCGCCGCCCTCTTCGTCTGGCGGAAACACCAGCGAGTAGCACGTCAAATCGCGCGTGCTGGCCAGGTCAAGCCCCCCAAAACAGCGCCGCCCCCGCAATATCGCAGGGTCAAACTTGGACCTGCCCTTGTCCCATATGCTGATATCGAACCAGCCATCAGCGCTGTTGCACCAGATATTCAAGTCCTTCGTCTTGAAATTGGCGCGGGCGCCCGGCAGTGCGGCTGCCTTCCGGGCCATGCCGCGCATATACTCCAGCGTCTTCGACCTGCCCAGGCCGGGGTTGGCCTTGATCCAGTGGCGCTCATCGAAGGGGTCGTCATCATCATCGAGGGTGTAGACGTAGCCGAAAAACGCATCGTCAACACGCTTGCCTTCCAGTACCGATATCAGGTAGGCCCGCACCTCGGTACAGATCCCGTCCAGGATGAAGCCAGCCGTGGTGATCGCCGACAGCAGCGGCTGCAACCGGGCACCCAACGCCGACTCCATGACGTCCCACACGTCGCGATTACGCTGGGCGTGCAGCTCGTCGAACAGAATCGCTGATGGATTCAGACCATCCAGGTTCTCGGCATTCGCCGGCAGCGGCGCGAACACCGACAGCCCCACGGAACTATCCAGCTCCACCTTCTCCTGGTTCAACCCGCCAAAGACCTTGAAGGACTTGGCCGCGCCCTTGGAGCGACGCACCCAGCGTTTGATGTTGTCGAAAGCGGGCCTAAATACCGTCATGGCCTGCGCCCTGGTGGTGGCCACCGCGTAGACTTCAGCGCCGACCTCGCCATCCATGCTGAACAGGTAGCTACCCTGCGGCCCCTTCCAAGTGGACTTGCCATTCTTCCTGGCCACCTCTTCATAGCCACGATTGAAGCGACGAGCCCCATCAACTTGCCTGCGCCAGCCGTATAAGACGGCGGTCCAGAACTTCTGCCACGGGTCCAGGTACATCGGCTTGCCTGCCAGCGGACCCTTGATGTGGACAAAGAACTTTTCGATGTACTCGATAATGTGCCAGCCATGCGCCGGCACGAACACCAGGCCGCGCGCGCCAGCCTTGAGCAGGTCGTCGTAATGCCGCTTGACTGCCAGGTAGACCAAACGGCCGACCACGATTTCGCCGCGCAACACCGGCAAGCCGTAGCCTGTGTCCCACTCCTCAGGATGCGGCGGCGTTAATTGATCGACCTTCTTCCTGGTGAGCTGGTGGCGTGGGCGACGAGATCGCCGAACAGATCGTCCTGGCCGGCCTTCTCGCCCGTGTCCTTCCTTACCCTCGCCAGCGACGGGATTGTCAAACACGCTTTTGGTAACCATTGGCCCAACTCCATTTTGAGCCGCTTCTCATCATCGGCCCAGGGCAACGGCGTAACCCATCCGGTTTTTGAAACTTGCGTACGGCCTTGTTCCGCGCACATCTTCGAAGCCTTGATCCAGTCACAGAACGTTCTGACAATGACTGCTATCGGCATGCCGGCCGTGAGGTGCTCAATGCCCGCCAGGCGTAGTGATTCGCACAAGTACTCGTAGACCTGCAGCTCCTCGTCACACAGGTCGACGACCGGAGGCGGGAGCGGCGAGCTCGTGTCCCCACCTGTCGTGATGTGACCAGCGCCGACAGCGGGTAAGCCAGTTTTGAAGTTTGGATTTTGGTCCATGGGTTTCTCCTGCATGATCAGTGGCCGAAACCCCCCAGGGGTAGTTTTCGATTTCCATAAATTTGATGCTACATGGCCGGTCTTTCGCGATTTCCCCCTGCACTTTCGACCCGCCCCGGCATTGCCATTTGACAACATTTCCTCTATGAACTATTTCTTTTTGGAAATGCCTACTTAGCCGACCTTGCAGGTCGCCCGAACGCGCCATCCTCCGTCCCGGTCTTGAGATCGTGATGAGGTTTGCAAAGCGGTTGCCAGTTGTTCTCGCTATCCCAAAAGAGCGCCTTCGCCTTTGTGATTGCGGCAGCATCACCGCGATCCATCGCGGCCTTGAGCTTGTGGTTGATGATATGGTCGACGACTGACGCAGGCACTGCGCGGCCCTCAGCCAAGCAGTGCACGCACAGCGGATGCTTGCCAAGATAGCCGGCTCGGGCCTTCGCCCAGGTCGATGTGTACCCGCGCTCATGCGCCGTACCTCGTGCTGCCGCATCCATCGCCTGCATTTGCTTCCTGTGCTTATCGCATCTGCCTCGTCCATCACTGACGAGCGTGCGGCACGCTGGAAAGGCGCAGGGCCGAGGGGCAGCAGTTGGCATAGGTTCACCGATTGGAACGACGATGTGCAGACGTCTGCACAAAACACCCCACAAGGAATGACCGTGGGCGGTGGTTGATACGCGCGCTGCTGCGCACTATCATCAACACAAATAAAAAAGCCCACCGAAGTGGGCAAGCACCAGAAACGAATGTATCCCCCGCTATCGAGCGGATCGAGATAGACCACCTCTTTCGCTGTTGAGAAATCGTCTCGTTGAACGCAAAAAAGCCCGCTTGTGCGGGCTTTAGGCGTTACTGCTGCGAGAATGACCGAAATATACACCCGCTGTAACAGCCGCGTCAAGCTATTGCAAAAACTCTTCGACAACACCGTCAGCAACAAAGCTTGGCGCGAGGCGGCTATAGGCCTTCTGCTCAAGCTCCCGCACATGCCCGTGCATCTTTGTCGATGCCCGCTGGTAGGTCATGTGGCTTGCGCCGAATGACTTGGCCAAGTCACGCACCGTGATATCGAGTTGCTTATGGTTGGCGAACAAGCGCCCCAGCATGCAGTCGACCGCATGCGGGTTCAGCCCAGGGAACATTGGCCGGAACCAATCCGCCAATCCCTTGATGGCCTCGATGCGCTCGACCGAGAAGGCAAAGCGCCGCCGTCCATCCACATCCTCAAAGTCCGTCTGCCCGTACTTCACTTGCAACACCCACATTTCCGTCTTCGGCAGCCTATGCTTTACCGCCTGCAGCACCATGGCACACTGGGCGCGCACCTCGTTGCCATCCAGTCCGCCGAAGTTAATTGTTCCCGATGCCGCGCCGCGCAGCTGCTCCAGCCAGCAACGCTGCCGGCCGTTCAACTGCACCGATTCCATGGCCTTGATCAGCGCCGCCCGCAAAGGTGCGTCCTGCTTTGCCTCCTGCGCCATGATCAGGAAGGACACATGCACTGCCTGTCCCACGTTTTCAAATACCGCCTCTTCCGCTTTCACTTCCATCGCCTAGCCCCTTTTCTCGTTTTCAATCGCCTGCTGATCCAATGCTGCCTGCCATGCCACTTCTCCCATCCTCCTCAAATACGGTTCCGGCGTCGCATCCGGGTCATCCCGGTTGACGCTATTACCACGAGCGTCCTTGCCGATCCGAACCCGGCGTCCCGGCGCATACCCCAGCTCATGCCCATCCTCCGCTGCGTAAAACACCCCTGGCTCCTTCAATCCCCTCCTGATCTGCTGGTCAACGTGGTCACGCCCAAATACACGGCGCAGTTCATCGACCCATGCCGCTGTAATCGGCATCTGCTCCCTCATGCTTCCCTTACTCATATCGCTCTCCTGCTGTTTCGTCCGACCTCAAAAAGGTTGGCCAAAAGGTTGGACGGCTGAAACCCGCATGTTTGCTTGCTTTGC